CACTGATGAACTTCTTCTCCACATCCTACTTCGTACCGCTGACAATTGTCAGCGGCTACGTCGCAATTGAGTCAGATGCTCCAAATCGCATCTACGCTCAGTATCGTAACAAGCCAAAGGCTGTCGCGTGGTATAACATCACACGTAGTCTGGCCACACAGATTGCAGACGTGGCCACACCTGTGCGCATCATGTATTCGATTGACGCTGCACAAGGTGCACAACTTGACGTTATCGGTCGCATTGTGGTGATACCCCGGGATTTTATGGGTGAAGTCACGATGGAAACGGCGATGTGCGCCAGCGATGTTAATGGTCCGGCCGAATTCGGCGACACCTCTGCGATGTGCAGTGTGCCATCTGTTGACCAGTCGATGAACATGTCTGATACACTGTATCGCCTGGCAATTAAATCTAAAATTCTCAAAAACAACTCATACGCGACCATTGAAGACATTGTTAATGGGATGAATTTCCTGTTACCCAACGCGCAGGTCACCCGTCTGGTTGATGGTGAGGACATGAGTTTCTCCGTGGAATTCTACGGGCAAATCACAGAGCTTGAACGGTGGGCGCTCGTCAATGCCTCTTTCGTTCCAAAGCCACAGGGTGTAAAATTCAATGGTTTTCTCGAGGCTTACGATTATGTACAGGCAGGTGACTCATCAACTCAGTTTGGTGACTCATTGGCGCAAGCGACCGGATTTATAGGAGTTTAAATAATGGCTTTAGACCGCAGCAACCGTTACCCGGGAAGGTTTGAGAATCCCACAACTGCATCACCCCAGGGCGCATTTAAAAACCGCACATCACCAACAGCACAAGATGGTTCTTACTTTGAAGCAGACTGGACTAATGACTGGGATGGTTTTTTTGCACGGATACTCAATATTGCGGGTGTCACACCCAACGGTGTAATTGACACGGGGTCGGCTAGTCAGTTGTATGATGCATTAATGGCGGCAACACCGGGTAGACTACTAAATGTACAGCGATTTTCCTCAAGTGGGTCATATACCCCTACACCGGGGACCAACTTCATCATCGTAGAAGCTGTTGGTGGTGGTGGCGGTGGTGGCGGTAGTACTAATATTATGTCAGCTGGTGGTGGTGGTGGTGCGGGTTGCTACGTGATGGCATCTACCCGGTCTGTACCATCATCCGTAACAGTAACCATCGGTAACGGCGGTACAGGAAGAGTAAATACAGATGGTAATTCCGGCGGTACTACCTCTTTCGGCAGTCTCATTAGTGTCGGCGGTGGTATATCGGGGAGTATTACATTGCGCCCGTCTACGTCCGATGCGGTTGTTAGCGGTACACCCGGCCCTGGCTCCAAAGTATATACTGTTGGTGCCAGCATGACACTGATGAATGTTGCGACGGGTGGTGCCGGTTCATGGGGTTTCTGTTTCAACGAAAGCGGCGATGCACTGGGCGGTGCGGGTGGCGCTTCGTTCTTTGGGGCAGGTGGTAATCCCGCTGGTATATCTGCCGCTCAGGGTGACCCCGCCGTTAGCCGCGGTGCTGGTGGTAGTGGTGCGGCAGGTAATGCCGCGACCGGTACTAAGGTGGGTGGTAGTGGTGCGGCAGGTCTCGTAATCGTGAGGGAGTATTCATAAGGTTTTACACCCTTCCCACCAGTTTTGCCACCGGGACACCCTGTCCCGGTCGGCCATCAGAACTTCCCCGTTATGTGGAATCACTGTGGCGGCTCGTTCAGGGTCGCCATTAATCGTCCACAATTCACCGCTCGGTGTAAGTAGGTCGTTAGATGGCGGCGGGCATTTACGCACTTCCTGAGCACACGCGGTCAAAGCAAGTACAGATATCAGTAGGATAAGTTTTTTCATTTTACGGTCGCATCATACAGTTCGAGGATACCACTATCTTTGACACATTGAGCGGTGGTGGAGTCTTTGATTCGGTCACGGTAGATGGTGACTTTTTCAACGACTTTTTTGGCTCTGGCTTCTTTCAGTTCCTGTTGCTTTTTCTGCAATTCCACATCGGAAGCATTGAGTTTTTCCTGCAGCGCGTCACGGGCTTCGACGGTCACCTTATATTCTTTGAAATCGTCCAGCTTGACCGACTGCTTCCCTTGTGAATATCCCCACCAGAACGCCAGCGCAAGTAACACAATTGCGGCTATAATTGTGCGCATCATTTCTCCCCCAGTGTATACAGGCACAAATACTCTTCCTGCTCCCTGCGAATTGGCTGCCCGGAACAGTTATTGCTTTTGATGCGACAGTCACGACCACCATCGAACACCCAACGAGGAATCTGTTTACACGCGTTTTTCCAGTCGCCTTTTTGCAGCAATTTGAAGAATGTTGACCCCTTACATTTGGTAGGTCCAATATTGTACGGACAGAACGATGCAATACCGACCTGTTGCACCGGGTTCAGTTTTACCGGGATATTGTCACGTACCCATTTGAGTGACTTCTGTGCTTCTTTATCGTTCAGAAGGTCACATTGCTTTTCGGTAAGCCGCATACCCTTTGTCACCGGTTTACCATCGATGCGCGTCACACCCCGGCAGATGGTCCAGATGGGAGGATTTGCACTGTCCAGATATGCTGTCAGCTTGTTCCCTTCCTTCTCGTTCAGGAACTGATTGAGGATGTCCGTCTGCGTGACTACTGCAGTACCCGTACCACCCATTGCAAATGCGGTGAGAATGGCGGTCATTTGTTTACTTAAAGGATTTTTCATTCGGTAACACCTGCTGTACAATTAGGCTTAATCCTAACATACAAGGGCGATAAAATGTACAAGACTAAATCAATGGCGGGTGGTGCAAATGTAAAACCACGTGGTAAGACAAGCGATAAAGTCAAGCCAAAGCCGAAGACCAAATAAACAATGTACACCTTCCTGATTGCCTCAGTAATCGCCAGACCCCGGAGAGCCTCGTTCCTCTTCGTAATGGTGGCAACTCTTTTCCAGGAGTTATGCGGCAATCTGGATGGTTCAATTTACTTTTTCCTCGCCGCATTTTGTGATTTCATCGTAGCCGGTATTCTGTACCGGTTCGGAACATCCCGAAAGTCTCTTGATATGATGCTCATCAGCATTGTTTCCATGTCGATTAATCTGATAGGCTGGCTTCTGTGGTTTTTCTATCAACCACTCGACGTCTATGTGGCAATGTTCACGATGTTATACTGCGCGGCAATCCTCACGATACTGAAAAAGGATAGTGACGATGCTGGAGGTATTGCGGTTCATATCGACAACTCTGGTCATCATCCTTATGCTGGCGCAGGTCGTTGAGTGGTATATCAAAGCGAGAAAACACTATGAGCTTCACCGGAAACACACAAGCCGGGACAGTAGTAGCAAGCGGGACGACGGTAACGGGGTTGATGACTAAATACGGTATTACTCCGGAAACTATCGGTATCTTCGCCACCCTGTGCGGTATTCTGTTGACCATCATTATGATTTACGGTCACATACGGCGAATTCGTAATGAGTCCGCCGAGCGTAAGGAAAAGGAAGTCATTGCTCGTCTGGAGGCTGAACGAGCACAGCTTGAGCTTGATGAATTGCGACGGCGTGTATCAAATCCGGCGCAGTAATGCGCCGGTAGTTTGTTACCATTCTGCAATTAATACTGGATTAATCATATCTGCGCGGCGATTACCAGTATCGGCCCAATCACCTGTTTCTGATTTTTTAAAATAATTCAGAGCATTTTCTTTAGAACCTGTAATTAATTTTGTCAATGCGGTGTAACCCCCGACACCATCAAAGAAAAAATAACAGGCTTCTCCATCGATTTTGTCCACTGCTTCATAAGCTTGTTTCATTCTCTTAACCCTCTCTGTTGTTGATATGAATAACTCTAAACTATTTTGACGCGTTCGTCAACGGTAAAACTAACTTTTCCGCTTCCTGAATGTACCAGTCGTAATTCAGCGCACCCCAGTCGAAGTCCTTAGCGTCGGCACACTCTGTCACCTTCCACCCGACATACATCCCGGTTTCACGTACTGTATCATGCTTGCTGCGACTCTTCGTGTGGATACGCTCGTCCCACGGTGTACCGATGCTGTCCAGTTCACCAGATTGACCAGTAATCTCACGCATTACCGCATTGTACACGTCGTCCTTGATGCCGTTCTTACGCTTCCATGTACCCGGTACACCCGTTGGCGGTAACAGCTTGACCAGTGACCCGCCGTTGCGCGAGATGAACACACGTGTGGTGTTCTGCATCTCTCGTTCAGCGCCCCATTCCGGCCAACGCATTACCAGACGTGCAGAACGCGGTACTTTGGCACGCAGCATAAAGTTGAACGGGTCACGATGCTGTGTGATGAACGTGCGGATATCGGTGTCAAACAAAAGTGCGGCTTCGGCAGCTTTACCCACAATTGTTGCAGATGGGTCCTGGTGCCACTGGTATTCATACTCGTAAGCGCCTTTGCGTTTTACATTTCCTTTGTTATCGAGAGCTAAATAGTTATTGACGTCCCTGATGGGCATACGCCTATAGAATACTTCTTCAAGTTCCAGTTTGGTGATTGCTTCCCACGCCCGACAAATTGCACGCATATTATCGAGCTCACCATGCGGGCACAACATCGTGACCCCATCCGTATTGGATTGCACTATCGTAAGACCGGGGATAGTGAGAAGTTTTTCACATAGCATCGCCAGCATTAACTGACCGTTGACAGTGACAGTCATTGTGTATTTCGGGTCGTAGAATGGCCCAAACGCGTTGTTACTGTCGCCGTACACACCATTCATTGAGAGCTTGTACACTGCACCCGGTGTAGTTTTCTTCCCTACGCGCATTCGCTCATTGAAGAAGTATTCATTGATATCGCAAAACTTCTCCCCCAGATGTTCCGGGTAAATACGGTTTGCAATCGCTATGCTGGGGTACATGCTTGAAACATCGATGTCCACGAGTTGATGTGTGTCATTCGTTTCCACAATCTGGGACTCAACCGACCCGTGAATGCCGCCGACACCAAACACAAAAGTGTAACCGTTGATGGTACACTCAAGGTCGCTAAATACGCCTTTGGTCACCAGTTTATCTTTCTTACCCTCTGCCTTTTCCAGTTCATCCAGTTCTTTTTTGTAAATGGTTTTCGACTGGAAGCGTTTGAGAATCTCGTTAAACTCCGGGCGGTCAAATTTGATGTACGGAAAAATTACATCTGCGAAACAGATGCTCTCACGGGGTGTTTGTCGTGGTCCGAGCTTTCGGCCATTATCGTCACGGTTAAAGCACTGGATTCCGTTTTTTTCCAGTTCGATAACGAAATAGTCCTTACCGATTTTTGTGTCATTGTGGTTCATGAAGTTACGTTTGTGCGTAGTGGTCAATTCTTCACGGAACTCAATCGCTTTGAGGCAACGCATTTTAAATTTAGTTGTCTCCCGCACGTCGTGAATGTTGTATATGACCAAGTTGTCTTTCTGAGCATCGTTCAGAACTGTTCCAACCGGATAGGGAAGGTCTTTCACGTTTGGCGATTTCATCGCAACTTCAAGCGCTTTCAGGCTTGTCATACGCGCCTTGTTATCGAAATGGTTGAGTAACAACAGGTCTAACTGTGGAAATATCTGGTCACGGTCCCACACCATCACAGACCAACGATTAACGTTACTCGCCTTAATGGTTCGTTGTGAGCAGTCATATATATCCCCCACTGTGCAACCAGGGTTGTGTGCGATGAAATGCAACACAGGATAGTCGAATGACATGTTGTTAAAGCCCACGCCCCATGCGCCGGATTTTCCCAGGTTAAACATGAATTCAACCATTTCTTGCTGCTGATTTTTGCGGTCACTGATTTCATACACCAGTTCCATACCGGTCGCAGCGTGAATAAACGTACAAGTGAAAACATTAGGATAAGTTTCAATATCGTAGGGCCACCACTTAGGGTCCAGTGGTGCAATACTGGAGAACGCTGAATCAGCCCCACAGTGAGGGCAATTGTGGAGGTCAGCGGGGTAAGTTTTCTGACAAGACATGTCTTCACATTTGGATAAATAGTGCATCTCTGTTCCTCTCTGTAAGAAAAGCCCCAGTTAAGGGGCTAAACGATAATAATGTCACCTACTTTTAAAGCGAAAGCTTTGTCACGGTCTTTGTACCACTTTTCAGTTGTGGATACGTGACCCCAGCAATTATATTCAATTTTAACACGCCACGTCTGATATTCTTCACACCAGACCGGCACACCGACAGATGTCACAGTGGCATCCAGACTGTTCATTATTTAAACTCCTCCAGCGCTTCGTGTATGATGACAATCGAGTCATATTCACCACGTTTCTCGTTGTAGAACTGACACTCTGCGCCGATGAGTGATGTGCTGATAACCACCATCACCGGTCCGCCGCTTTTAAGAACTACCAGGTCGCCTACTTTGAACATTTGTTAAGCCCTCTCTGGTTGATATATTCCCGGCGTTGCTCCTGCACCTGTTTGATAGCCTTTTCCAGTTCGGCTAATTTGTCATCAAACTGTTTCAGTCGTTGGTCGTGTTCGGTCATGATACATCTCTCCAGATAAACCCCGGCTCGCACCGGGGCGTTGTGGTTATGCTACTTTCTGACAGTGTTGTGCGATTAACTCTTCGCTCCAGCCGGGCATACCGAGCAACTGTGCTTTGGTGTATACCGCGCCGTTGTAGCTGTACTTCTCTTCAACAACCGGCGGAGGTGTTACCAGCAGGTCAGTTGCTGGCGGAGGTGTTGCAAGTGCCGGAGCAGCTGGAGCCGGGGTCGGAGCAGGTGCGCCACCGCCAAATACGCTTGCTGCATCCGGACCACTGCCTTCACGAACAATCGCTTCGCCAGGGCGTGACAATTCGAGCAGGTTCGGGTTCAGGTAAACGCCTGGGGTTTTGGACGGCTTGTTACCTTTAGCCACGATATTCACACGAACATAATCGCCAAGTTTGATAGCGTTTACATCCTGAATCGCATCGAGCGGATTATATTTGCCGACATGATAGCAGTTGTACGGGATGCGGGTGTTCAGGTGCAAGACCCAGTGACCACGTTTGTATTCGTCGCTGTTCGGCGCGTGACCGGCTTTGTTCGGGATGTCGCTATCACCATCAACCACCTTCCATGAGAAGTCAGGACGGCGAGTAGTGCCAGCGTCATAACCGTTTTCAGCGTCCAGCGCCGCCATTGCGATTTGTTTACCCCATTCGGTATCTTTCCAGTCCGCTTCACCAGTTTTAGGAATTGCGATACCGATATAAATTTCTTTAACCGGTTGGCCATCTTTACCGACAACTGGCTGCTTCGTGACTTCATCAGTGCGTACATTTTGCTTCAGCGGGTGACCGTGAATCAGACGAGCAATAGGGGTAACGAAAGTAAATTGAGCCATCTTGTAAATCCTCTCTGCTAAGTGTGGGAGACCCTCTGTCTCCCGGTGATTTGAATACTACGTCAGTTTGACGAGTGCGTCAACAACTATCTTCGGGAAAATACATTTTTAATTGCACGTTCATTAACCTGTTCCAGCTTGACACCCGTGACAGGTGTTTCGGCGTACTGCTCAATAACGGATGGGTCGATACCTTTTTTTGCACACTGTGCAGGTGTGTCCAGTTCCTGTGGTTTGCGAAGGTCTACCCCTTGCAAATCTCCCATGAATATCACCTGCTCAACCGGGACATCTTTCTTCCAGCGCTTGCGCCCGTACGAGGTTTTAGCGCTGTAGAATGTCACATGTTGCCCCTGCTTAATCTCATGTAGTGCTTGTTCCTCCAGACCACTGAGACGCATTTTAATCATCTCCTGCGCACGCTGCAGGAGTCGCAACTCGACACCCAGGGCGTGACCGGACAAGTTGTGCGTCTGCAACGACGTCACGTAGTCCACGCCTGCGTAACTCTGTTGTTTCAGCGTGTCGCAGTGTGCACGGGTGCTACAGTCGAGACACCACGTGCCAGGTGTACACATTGGTGCGGCGTCCAGCACGCGAAGCATCGTCTTGTTTACCTGCTGTCGGTATACGCACAATTCATCGCATGTGAGCGACCATTTACGCACTGTACCTTCACTGGTGAATCCACGTGGCTGCACGATGACCAGTTCAATAATGTCAACGTCAAGATGATGCGTTTCAATGATGGCGTATGCTTCAATTAACAGCTGCCAGTTTTCAAACGAGTCAACAATACGGTGACCGAATTTCGCGTCATAGACGCGTAACACCTTCGCTTCCGGTACGTACACCCACGCATCGGGAATACAGTACCAGTCACCGTAACCCGGAACAGGACACGTTTCCTCCACGTGAAGGTCATGCACTCGACCATGAGTGTTACAGTAACCCCACACCTCGTTAAAATACTCACGGGCAGCGTCAAACAATTCATCCGTGATGACAATTCCATCCTTTGACAGACTGCCCACCAGTTCACCAAACGGCTCATTACGGAAGAGCTTCTGAGCCACTTCGTGACATGCCCGGCCCTCCAGCCGGGATTGTGACGGTTCGACGTCCAGTGGTGGATAAGCCTGCTGAGCACGGAATGACCCGTTGCAGTTCATCCATTGTCCGGCGTCGGATACTTTGGGTAAGTTAGTCATTGTCGAATACTCTCCACTCACCAACTCCACGCCATTCACCGTAACTACAACGAATCGCTTCAAAATGTCTACCAAACGGCTCATAGCAACTAATGAACAGACGCAAAACACTTTTTAATTTTACATCGGGATATTTTCGTGCAATTTCCTTGTAATAACGAACCATGCTGACCGCTTCCACCCCGGGCCAAATGAACCAGACCCAAACACAGAGTAAAACGAAGATTATCACCGTCAAATTCAAAATTAGCCCAGACCACCACAAGTAAGCATCCATTGTATCACTCCCCCAAATGTGCTTTAACACGTGCCACAAACGGACCGATTTTATCCGGGTGGGCATTCAGTTCCTGTACCGACGACATACCATCCTGCGCCAGCAGCGTGTTCACCGTTGCCACATCAATCTTACCGTGACGCTCGGTCAGGAAGGTCATGAGGCGCGGGAAGTCCCATGCGGTTACTTCCGGTACAGGTGGTGCAACAACTACCGGCGGCGGTACAGGCAGTGGCGGAATACCCGCAACAGTTTGCTCGTCAGTGTGGAAGTCATCGCCCGGAGGTGTTACGGGTGGTTCATTGCGGTCACCGGTGAATGCGGCATTTGCGATACCCGCACCAAATTCTTGCGCGATACCAGTGTGTACCGCTTCAATCGAAGCATTAACCGCATCTTCGAATGTTACAGTTAATTCAGCGGTTTCGTCACCTTTATCGTGCGCGGGGTCGATTGACACATGGTCAAGATTCACGGGCTGCTGTTCAGTCTGATACTGCAACTCAGCTTTAACCCACTCAACAAATGCCGCCCACTCTGCCTCATACATATCCTTCGGCTTACGACGCAGACGCCACGTACCGTCCGCATTTAGCGCCTTACTGGTGGAGTGGATACGCTCGTCCCACGGTGTGCCGGTTGAGTCAACAGGGTCAGCAATTTCCTCGACCGTGGCAATGTATCCCTGTGAGAAATTACCGTCGCCCACCGGCTCAGGGTCACCGACTAATTTCTGTTCGGTAATAATGTGCGTTGCATTCGGTACAACCAGCGCTTCGACCTGCTGCGCGGTCGTGTCAATCTCCGGCTCTTTACGCTTACCCTGCAACTCTTCACCGTCAAAACGCGCTTCCTGCATCATGCGCGGTGCGGCTTTCATTAATTCACCAGTAGCAGTGTTTAAACGTTCTAACGCGGCAGTTGCGTCAGTAGTGTCGATGTTTAATTTGTACGACAGTTCACCAGCCGTGGTCTTGCGCGGCTCAGCACCGTGCGCCAGTGCCATTTCTTCCAGTGCTTTACCAAACGCACGCAGCGCAATGTGGTCGTCGTTCGGGATGGTTAAGGTGATCATTATTTGGACTCCTGTTGTTCGTATTCTTCACGCGTGCAAAAAACTGCGTTATCTGCGATGTTGAGAGATTTAGGAATATCTCCCTGATGCCACAGGTTATTTGTGGCGTGGATGGTAGTTTCACCAATACGGCGGTAGTACCACATTGAGCCGCCATGACCCAAAAACTTGTTCGTATCTTTGCTCATTCCGCTATCGGTTCGGTGTACCCCATCAACAATGACAGCATTTGAACGTGGACCCTTGATTAGCCCCAAATTGTGCAACCAGTACCAACAGTGAAAGCAACACTGGTGTTTGATAAACGATTTACCTTCAAGGCTACGGTTCGGATTTTCCGGATATCCGCAATGTTGACAAATCACAATTTCACCAGCTTGCTCCGCTTTTGTAAATTCGCGCTCCATCAAATCGGTATTCATTGAGTATTGACGTACTACGTATTCGTGCTCAGGTTGTTCTCGATGTTGTTCAATCCAGTCGCTTAATTTAGACATCTCTCTGTTCTCCTGTTGTTGTCAGTGATGTGAACTCTATATCAGTCTGACGCACTCGTCAACACTAATTTTAAATTTGACACGGAGTGGGTGGTGATGCACAATGACGGGAGCGTCAACAACTGAGAGGAAGTGAGAGATGGTGGAAACTGTGATTTGTTTCAGATGTTTAAATGGTTATCAACCTGAAATAGTGAAGAGAGTGAGAACAAAAAGGTTGAAAGTTAAAGAACCCGCTTGTCCACGTTGTAAGTGTAAAGTTTACATGAGTAGAAACAACTTGAACGTGTTGCGAATTAAATTTGATGTAGAGCAGAAAACTGCTTCGGAGGACGACTAATGACACAAATTAAACAACTGCTCCGACCCTCTTACGGCTGGTACAAGTCGACCAGTCAGAAGGATAAATGGTTCCTCGACGATGTGCAGATACCGATGTACGTGGCACATAAATTAATCAGAAAGGCACGTATGGTCGAGTCGAACCACGTGCGCAAAGTGTGGGAGATGTGAGAGATGGGAACAGGGCGTATACGAGCCGCTTTACGAGCTATCGACAGCGAACTGAAGATATGTGAACTTGGTGTCATAGGGTGGAGTCATTTTTATGATACCCCATTAAAGAAAAAGAAAAGACAGCTTAAAGCTCACACGAAGGGATTAATACATCACGACAGGATTATCACGTGGAGTGACCGCAAATGACCCCTGTATTATCTCCCATCGCTGGCGCGGTCAGTGACGCAACACGCCCAAAGCTGCGACCGTATCAGCAGGAACTGAAAGACGCTATTTATCAGGAATGGTCATTCCATCCGCGCTCAAACGTGCTGGGGGTACTTGCCACGGGGGCCGGAAAAACAGTCCTGCTATCCTCCATTGTAACTGATGAACCGGGTGCAGTGTGTGTCATTGCACACCGCAAGGAACTGGTGAGTCAGATTAGCCTGGCGCTGGCACGTAATAAAGTGCGCCATCGTGTAATCGGACCGTCGAAAGTCATCAAGGATATTGTGCGTATCCACATGGAAGAAGTCGGGCGCAGCTATTACGACCCGAATAGTAAAATTGCGGTCGCGGGTATCGACACATTAATTTTACGCGAGGACCAACTGAAAAACTGGCTACCGGCGGTAAAACTCTGGATTCTGGATGAAGCGCACCACCTGCTTAAAAACAACAAGTGGGGTAAAGGTGTGATGATGTTCCCGAATGCGCGAGGACTGGGACTGACTGCCACGCCTTGTCGTGCGGATGGTAACGGGCTGGGTCGTCACGCTGATGGCCTGTTTGACAGTATGAAGATTGGCGTGACAATGCGGTTCCTCATCGACTCGGGTTACCTGACTCAGTATCGCATTTTCGCGCCATCGTCCACTTTCGACCGCGGTTCAATTAAAGTAAGCGAATCGACGGGTGACTTAAACCTTGACCAGATGCGAAAAGCCGTGGCTGGTTCATCACTCGTGGTACACGATGAAAAAACAATCACTGGCGATGTGGTAACGCAATATCTAAAAATTGCGAAGGGTAAACTGGGCATCACCTTCGTACCGGACATAAATACCGCTGAAGCTGTCGCACAACAATTCAATGACGCCGGAATTAGTGCGGCGGTTGTTAGCAGTAAAACGCCTGATGTCGAACGTTTCGCTTTGATGCGTAAATTTAAAAATCGTGAGATATTACAATTAGTTAACGTCGATTTATTCGGCGAGGGAGTTGACGTTCCCGTCAATGAAGTCATCAGCATGGCGCGTCCGACTGAGTCATACAGTCTTTATGCACAACAATTCGGACGACCTCTGCGACTATCACCCGGTAAAAGTCACGCATTGATTATTGACCATGTGGGCAACGTCATGCGCCACGGTTTACCGGATGCACCGCGTGAGTGGAGTCTTGACCGTCGGGAGCGTCGCACGGGTAAAAGTGAACCATCGACGGTGCGCGTGTGTACAGCTTGTGCGGCAGTGTATGAGCGGTTCCTTGACGCCTGCCCCGACTGCGGTGAGCCTGTACCAAAACCGGCAGACCGCTCCGGCCCGATGCAGGTGGACGGAGACCTGTACGAGCTTGACCCGGATGTACTGGCGCAGATGCGCAATGAGGTTGTGGGAGCACGTGAGACACCCGAAGCAATGCGTGACAGACTGGTGGCAAACCACAACCCCGTAGTGGCCGTAATGTCTCGAGTTAACAAACAAATAAAACGCCTTGACGCACTGGGTGAGCTGGACCGTGTAATGGCAACTATTGCGGGTTACTGGCGTCATCAAGGGATGAGTGACAGTGAAATTTTCCGTAAATTTTATGTTAACTACCGGGTGGACTGGTTAACAGCACAAAGTTTGAAAAAAGACGATGCTGAAATTTTGATGAAAAAGATATTGACGGACTCGTCAAAGATGGGTTATAGTTAGCTCATCGAAACTAACTGAGGTAAGTAGCATGACTATTCAGATGATTTGTAAATTTTCGGCAAAAGATATCGATTTTCCTTTTACAGAAGGGAAAATTTATACATCAACAGACGAAGTAAAAGGTTTTAACCACCTTTCAACGCATATCCTTTGTGACAATGCAAAAAGTGTTAAGGTCGAAACAACCGGTCTCTTAGTTGACGGTGTACGTCGCTGGGCAGTCAAAGATGATAGACCTCATAGACGCTTCATGTCGTATGCAACTTTTGAAGTTTTATAACACCCGCTTCGGCGGGTTTAGTCATGGCTGGAGGCGCAGGCGCTCAAAGTGGCTGATGCGGATAAATTACGGGAGAGGATTGGGTTATGATTATCTATGACGGTGTGCTTTGCAAAGTTATCAATACAAATGAAAAGGGTGATTTAGAACTTGAAGTATTAGAAATGATGCCGTGGGAAAATGCGCCAGATATTGGTAGTCGTTTTTGGGTTCCTGGTGATGATGAACATTTAGGACAGAAAGAATGACACCAACACTTCTCGAATGGCAACGCAAGCACGGTATCACGGCTGAGGCGCTGGCTGACCTTGTGATAATGGTGGGACTGGATGTCCCACACTCAGCCAAAGATACGCCTGAAGCGCGCGTGCAGGATGAGGCGCGACTGCTGGCAAGTAAGATGGGCTGGCGACTTTTTCGCAATAATGTCGGGGTCCTGAAAGATGAGCGGGGTGTACCGGTACGTTACGGTATCTGCAACGACTCCCCGGCGATGAACAAACGTATCAAGTCGAGTGACCTTATCGGTATCCGCCCCGTGGTTATCACACAAGATATGGTCGGGTCAACCATTGGACAGTTTGTGGCGCGTGAGGTGAAAAAAGCCGGGTGGAAGTATAAAGGTACAGAACACGAAAAGGCACAGCTTGCGTTTGGTACGCTAGTCATTGGGCTTGGGGGAGATTTTAAATTTTACAGTGGTGAGGGGGAATTGTGATGGGTATGTGCAGATGTAATCTATGTGGTGTAGAAAGTAGTTCCGCTGAAAAACATAATGGACAGTACGAAACACTCGTTGAGTTAATTTTACAATCCGGCGGAGAGAAACAACTGGTCGAATTGATACGTGTTTTCAGTAAGCGATTCTGCACGGGTGTCTCAACCAGTCAAGGAGCTAACCTTTTGGCTTACGAAAGACAAGAATTGTACAATGCGGGCGTAATTGCGCTGGCATCCAAAAAACTCCAACAGATGCTGAACGACAGGGTAAGGGATTGACCACTCCGTCAACCTGTGCCATACTGCAACAAATTACCTAATGGAACCGAATTCATGAGCAAAGAACACATTTTAGAAGTAGCTTACACGATGGCACAGCGCGACGGCTTTGGTACTCTTACCCGCGACGGTGTTGCGGCCGAGGCTGGCGTGGCGATGGGGTCAGTTAACCATCACTGGGTTAAGATGTCCGCACTTCGTGAAGCAGTGATGCAACGGGCAATGGAGGAAGAAAACCTCGAATTGATTGGACAGGGGATGGCGCAGGGTGATAGCGTTGCCAAATCCGCGCCACTGGAGCTACGCACCCGCGCGCTGACCACGCTGCTTTAATAACTAAAACAGAGAGACAGAGATGACACATATGAATCCCCCTGTGCAGGGGGCTGATTCCCTGCACTTTATCGTCTGCAAAACAGTACCTTCACAGAAGAAGCCCGGACGTACGGAGAAGATGCCGTGTAACGCTGCTGGTGATGTGGTCAGTCTGCACGTTGCGGACCGTATGACTCACGCTCAGGCGGTTGCGGCGGCTTCTACACTGGGCGAGTCATATCGTCCTGCAGTCATTCTTACGGGTGACGGTCGTTTCTGCGTGGATATCGACGGCGCGCTACAGGACGACAACACCTGGTCGCCGCTTGCGCTGGAGTTATGCACCACTTTTGCAGGTTGTTACGTGGAAGTGAGCAACAGCGGTAAAGGCTTGCACATTTTCGGTTACAGTCCGTCCATCCCCGAGCACGCCTGTAAAAATATTCCGCTGCACATCGAACTGTATACCTCTGACCGTTTCATCTGTCTGGGAAGTGGTGCGCAGGGTGACATGATGTTTAACGCATCCGCACCGCTCAACATCACGGTTGTGCGTTATTTCCCGCAGACCGAACAAGTTGCGGCGGTGGAGTGGTCAACAACTCATGCTGAAGGTTCATGTCCGATTGAGGACGATGTGAAACTCATCGAAAAAGCCTGTTCAAGTAAAGGTGGTGTTGCGGCTGTATTCGGTGGTAAAGCAACATTTAAAGACCTGTGGACGCGCAATGTCGAGGTACTGAGCGATGCGTATCCGGATGAGGACCGCGAGTATGACGGGTCAAGCGCTGATGCTGCATTAGCACAGCATCTGGCGTTCTGGACCGGTGGTAACTGTGAGCGTATCGAACGTCTGATGCGCCTGTCTGCGCTGGCACGTCCTAAATGGGACAGTCACAAATCGTACATGCAACGTACCATTCTGGGCGCTTGCGCACGTCAGACAACCTACTACAGCGTCGGCGCACCGATTGAACTGGTGACCCCCTCGCAGGTTATAGAATCTAATACGCCAGTTATCCGCAGTGGGTATCAGTTCATTGGTGGCTCACAACTTGTTGACCACTTCAAAGGCTGCGTGTATGTGGCAGACAGTCACCGTATTCTCACGCCTAACGGTCAGATGCTGAAGTCTGAGCAGTTTAACGCCATGTATGGTGGGTATGTGTTCGCGCTGGATGACGGTAACGAAAAAACAACAAAGAAAGCTTTCGAAGCGTTCACCGAGAATCAGTGCATTATGTTCCCGAAAGTTGACCGCTCAACATTCCGTCCGGACCTTTCACAGTGTGTCATTGTCGAAGAGGACGGTCTGCGTCATGTCAACGCATACGTGCCGGTGGCGGTGGCGAGCGTCCCGGGCGATGTGACACCTTTCCTCACTCATCTGGCCAAACTGTTACCCGTCGAGCGCGACCGTGACATCCTGCTGTCCTACATGGCAGCATGTGTCCAGTACAAAGGGACTAAATTTAAATGGGCACCATTACTACAGGGTGTCGAAGGTAACGGTAAAACACTGTTCACACTATGTGTAATGGAAGCAGTTGGTTCACGTTACAGCCACATGCCGCCAGCGCAGGAAATTGGTGAGAAGTTCAACGCGTGGCTGTTCGATAAAATATTTATTGGTGTGGAAGATATTTATGTTCCGGAGCAGAAACTCGAACTGATTGAAACACTCAAGCCGATGATTACTGGTGAGTATCTCGCTAAACGTGCGATGCAGCAGGACCAGGTAATGCACCGCCTGTGTGCTAACTTCATGTTCAACAGTAACCACAAAAACGCCGTTCGCAAGACCGCTAATGACCGCCGGTTCGCTATTTTCTACACGGCACAGCAGGAGCATATCGATATTGTGCGCGATGGTATGGGCGGCGACTACTTCCCCAACCTGTACGACTGGCTCAAACGTGGTGGTGGATTTGCGGCGGTGACGCATTATCTGGAGAATTACGCAATACCTGCACAACTTAACCCAGCGACACATTGCCAGCGTGCACCAGATACAAGCAGCACTCACGAAGCTGTGGCAGCATCACTCGGTAGTGTCGAGCAGGAAATTATGGAAGCAATTGACGAGGGTCGCCAGGGTTTTGCGGGTGGTTGGGTGAGCAGTAAGGCACTGGACAACCTGTTACGCCAGATGCGCGCTGACCGCACTGTACCGGTGGGTAAACGTCGTGACATGATGCGCCAACTGGGTTACGACTGGCACCCGGCGCTCAAAGATGGACGTGTGAACAACGTGATAATGATTGACGGTGGTAAGCCCCGTCTCTATATCAAAACTGGACACATCCACGCTAACCTCACAAATGCGGCGGACGTGGCGCGACATTATGCGGCGGCGCAGGGTGATACGAGTGTTCTAGTAATGACAACAACGGGGTAAGATATGATTTTATCAATCATGTATATTGCGGCAATTTGTGCCGCAAACTTTTCAGTACACATGTTCGGACCGGTGGTTACACCTGTAAACGCCTTTCTGTTTATTGGACTGGATTTTGTAATACGTGACAAGCTACACGAAAGAGTTGGTATCTGGAAAATGATGTTCCTCATCGCTGTTGCGGGCGCGATTAGCTTTATAATCAATCCGGCGACAGATATGATTGCTGTCGCATCCGTTGCCGCATTTTCACTGGCAGCTATAACGGATGCGGGGGTATACCAGTGTTTAATTCGCAAGCCTTGGTTAGTAAAATCGAATGTAAGTAATGTGGCTTCCAGTCTGGTGGACTCAATTGTGTTTCCGCTCATTGCTTTCGGTGCATTCATGCCCTGGGTAATCCTGGGTCAATTCATGGCTAAAGTTTTCGGTGGCGCAGTGTGGTCATGGATGCTGAGGGGGATGAAGTGACCGTACATTATCACGGTGGTCCGATATGGGGGGACAAGGACTGTCCCACTGACTGGTTGATAAAAGCACTTTACAGGGATAGTGGAGCGCTCGTTTCATTCGCACGAATGGACCAATTGAAAAAGATAGTAAATATCCCGTGCAAACTCGTTCTGGACAATGGAGCGTTCAGTAAATGGAAAAAAGCCAAATCAACAGGAAAGGTGGTGTGTTGGGATGCGGAATGGGATAAATATTACGACGTGGTGGGGCAGTGGTATAGCCGGATAGAGTGGTTCATCATTCCGGATGTCATTGAAGGAACAGAAGAGGAAAACGACCGTCTCATCGAACAGGTGCCAGTATGGTTAATGGATAAAGCCGTGCCAGTGTGGCATTCTGTTGAAAGTCTTGAACGTTTACTAACACTTTGTAAAAAATTCGACAGAGTTGCAATCGGTTGTTGTGGACCACATGGGTCAATACGTTCCAAAGTGTGGAAAGCAAGAATGGACGAGGTTTTTGATTTTCTACTCATTCAAAATTATGTGGAAGTTAAATTACACGGGCTGCGGATGCTGGATGGGAGAGTTCTGAGCATGTATCCATTCGACAGTGCAGACAGTACAAATGTGGCAACAAATGTACCAAAGACTAAGGTTCGGTTTCCTGAGATAACCGATAAGTTAGCACGTACAGCTTGCCTCAAAACTTGCATTGAGAAAGTCAAACCACCTTCAATTCACGACTGGTTGATGAACAAAATTTTCAGCCCCTAAATGGGGCTTTTTTTGCAATTAGTGTTGACGGACTCGTCAAAGATGGGTTATAGTTTGTTCATCGACAACAGAGTGAGGAATCAACAAGATGAGCTGGGTTTATTGTGAATGTGGTTGCGGCCTTGGCACACCGAGCGTACGTGAAGTCTTACTGGACTGTTACATTTGTCCAAATTGTGGGAAGTCTAATGACCCGTGTATGACCAAAGAAGAAGTTATCGCTGACATGCTGGGCAGACTTGAAGAACTTGAATGTGAAGTAAAACATCTTAAAGAAGGCATTCAACCATGACCAATAAAACTATTATCAGTCACCACAAATTGTCCGACATGCTGGGCAGTATGACAGAATTACAGGCACTGACCACGCTGTCACGTATGCGTGCGCAGGCTGACCGGGACGGGCTGTGTGTTACCCGTATTATCGTGGGCGGTAAAGTACAGGAGCAAACGGTATGGAAACGTTAAGTTATTGTCAGCTGATGGAGCGCATGTTAGCGGCTGAGGCGCGGATGGTTGAACTGGCTGCGGAGAATGTGGCGCTGAAGAACGCCATTACAGACCATAGTCAGTCGGTTCACTTCTGTGAGGTTTGCGGAAAGGATGACCCATGCAGCACTGACGATGTTTGTTATGCGCTAAGGGAAACCCCCGCCACCGATCGCATCTATGCCGGGATTAAGGCTGATGAGGCGAAATTCATTTTCCACAGCATTCTTGATAATCCTGCCGTAACCGACCTTGGCTCTCTTGTCGACTGGCTGGAGCAGCACGCCAATGATGGCGCCGCAGCAGTGCAGACTATGCGCGAGAGGGCCAAATGAGCAACCAGATAAAGCCATGCCCATTCTGCGGCAGCAAAGACGTCGAAGCATTTGCTCAGGATGAGGACGATTGCCCGAACCTCTCGGCGATTGTTCGATGCCACTCATGCGATGCACAGTCCGCGCAGATGGTTGGCAGTACAAAAATTGAAATGGCTATTCGAGCCTGGAATAAGCGCGTGGAGGCCAAGCATGACAACTGATATCACCGAACTGGCGCAGAGAGAGCAGTTGAAAGAGAAATTCGAAGCGTGGCTATCTGAAAAAACGCTATATGCAAGATACATGCATTGGTGTGACTCGCTCAACGCTTATGACTACACCGGCATCCAACTAGCATGGGAGGCATATCAGGCCGGTGGAGTTGAGCTGGTAGAGGCGCTGGAGAAGGCGCAGGCTAAAAACGCACTCGTTGCCGGCGGCATTGAAGCTGCGGCAAAGCTGCATGAGCGCATCGCCGAGTTGGAGTCCCGCACCGTGAAGCTGCCGAAGCCACACGCTCACTTAATCTGGATTCAGGCAGGCCATGCACCAGACGATTACTGGGATGACGTAGCGGTATCTCACAGTGAGAAAGACCGCTGTTGTGATGGTTCCGAGCGCTACCCGGTTTACGCGCGCTGGGAGATTGAAGAGATGATGTCCGCCGCTGGCATCAAGTGGGAGTCCAAATGAAATCGGTGTTGTTCGCCCTGGACGGTGTACTGCGGGATGCGCAGGGTGAGCCCATTGAGGACAATATTGCGCTCGCAAGGGCGCTGTACTGTACCGGTCATGATGAAATTATGGCGCACGCGCTCAAATGCGCAGGTGTGCATACTTGGAGATATGAAAATGCGTAAATTACTGTTCTGTCTGATGCTGTGCGGTACTGCTAATGCGGCTGTTACTGCTGAGACAAATGAATCACAGGTTGCTAACCTGCTCTTTAACGGCTGCAGCGCTCAACGTGCGCAGATGGGTGTGCAGGAAATTATTAAACAGGCTAACCCGGGCGGTAATCCCGCAGCGACCGACCTTATCATTAAAGGTTACAAGTTCGGTATTGACTACCCGAATGTCGGATGCAACCAGTTCTTCACGGTTGTTATTGACCAGTTAGTTAAAAGCCGGAGCAAAGTGTAATGAGTACCCTGACTGAAGAGCAATTACTGGCTGACGTGGCTGCGGGAATGAGTGGTCACGCTATTGCGAAAAAGTACGACATGACCCCTGGCAACATTAACCGCCGCATCAAACGTCTCGGTGCGCGCGGTTTGGGTCACGGTGGTAATGTGTCCCGCTTTGTGCCGGACGGTTACAAGGTAAAAGGTACGTCGTCACTGGTGAAGGAGGACGGGACTGTAGCGCTGCAATGGGTCAAGACTGATGTGGACGCCGAGCGCCAGATGAAAATGATGCAGGAAGCGATTGCGGCGCTTACAGCGGATATTAAGCCGGTTAAGTTACCCGGGTTTACCAGACACCCCACTGCGGAGAACCTTTGCAACCTGTACACAGTGAGCGATTTCCATCTGGGGATGCTGGCGTGCCTGGAAGAGTCCGGCGAGGACTGGGACATCAAAATAGCGGAGGATATGTTTGTCAACTGGTTCAGTGCCGCCGTTGAGATATCCCCGTGGTCACATACTGCCGTGGTTTCGCTGCTGGGCGACCTGATGCACAGTGACTCACTGGCACCGGTAACTCCGGCGAGTGGACATGTGCTGGATGCGGACAGCCGATATTTTAAAATGATTCAGGTGACAATGAGAATGGTGCGCCGGGCAATTGAGATTATTGCGCTGAAACACCCGCAGGTGCACATCGTCGTGTCGCAAGGGAATCATGATGAGACAGGTATGTTGTGGCTCACCAGCGCGCTTGAGATGATGTACGGACGCGACGACCGTGTAACTGTCGATACATCGCCGGACGTGTTCAAAATGTTCCGCCACGGCGACACGGTGCTCTTTTTCCATCATGGTCACAAAGTGCGGTTTGACAGTATTGAATCAGTAATGATTTCTCGGTTCCGCCGCGACTATGGTGAGACAAGTTACGCATACGCCCACGTAGGTCACCTGCATCACCAGAAAATTGTCGAGAGTAACTGTATGGTGGTCGAACAACACCGTACGCTGGCGGCTAAGGATGCATACGCGGCCCGGGGTGGATGGTTCAGTGGGCGCAGTGCTAATGTCATTACATATCACAAGCAATACGGTGAAGTCAGTCGTCAGTCAATCAGTCCGGAGATGTTGAAATAATTTCGATGTGGGTTGTATCTGGTAAAGGGATTTTAATTATTGACCACCGCTATTCAGTGTGAGAACCGGAAGGAAAAATAATCAGGTAAATAAAAGGCCCGCATTTAGCGGGCTTTGTTTTGCTTCCGTGTCAATGCATATCGCTCGGTTATTTTCCACTCACCCAAATAATAAAATAATCTCCGAGTATTAGATATTTTATAATATTCTCCGTCACCTCCCCAGAATGTTTTATGAGGTACTCCCATTAACAATCTCACTTGTCTGTTGCGCATTTTATTATCTCCCACAGTTGCGGCATTTGCCGTTTGCTACATAGCGTTCTGCAATAGTGTTACAGTGCTTGCAAGGCTCGTACGGAATGTACCAGCGTTTGCCGTCGGCGATGGCTTGCTGGCGCGGTGATTTTACTCGAATAAGAGGTGTCACTCTGCCGACATCAATTCCCATCTCGGTGAGCGTAATAATGTTTTGTAGCATTTCTTCCTGTTTCTTCAGTGCGTCGATATTCTCCTTCACCTGTGAGAGTTGTTGGCGTACAGATTCGATGTATCCCACATCTGTTTTCGCTTTGTCATCGATGCGTCTGTCCCGGCGTTTTTGCGCACAAATAGCACACGCTGAACCCTGCCATACCCCCACGTGCCCACATCCTGAATGCCGTTTAGGGCCGACACGAAGTTTACAATTCGGTTCAGTGCGCAGACGAACGAGCAATTTTTGTTCATCCTCATCTAATGAATCGGTACCGTTTTTGGCGTGCTGAGTGAAAGCGTAGTGATTGTGATGAGAACACTCAGTGCAGATATCAGTCAAAGGATGGAATGTTTTGCACGTACAATTTTCTCTGTAGTGAATCATATGCGTATACCTTTCATATGTGAGGAGAGACTATACTAAAATAACATACCTCAGAAGTCAATATGGGGTAGATGCGCACGGTATCGGGGTACTCGTAACTATTTGAAGAAGCGATGGTTTTTTGAAGTTTACCCGAAAATGGGCATTTTTCGCGGTTTTTCACTCTTTAGCTTTATCATATTACCACTATGTCATTAACATATACTAATTACATATTTCCAATATCACTATACTACTAATTACTATTCTATAAGGGTATAAAGGTAATAAGTAGTATAGTACTGAAAGTTAAAGAGTTTTTGATACCCCGTTGAAGTACCCCGGACGAGTTTTAACGGGGTATGTGGCAATGACGGTACAGTCATGGTAAAATCGTGGCATTAGAGACAATAGCGTGGGGACAAAAGTGATGACACTCGATGAGGTTATTCAAAATGCATACCGCGAGTTAGCTCGCAGAGCTTTCCTGATTGAAATCGGGCACGGTGAGGGCTAATCAACATGGCAAGACCACTTAACGAATTCGGCGTTACCGAACAGCAGGAAAAATTCTGCCACGTCTTCGTTGAGACGGGGAACGCATCTGAGGCTTATCGTCAGGCTTATAAGTCTGACCGTAAGAATGCGAACACTATCGCTGTGGATGCATCACGCTTACTCGATAAGCCCAATGTTAACCGTAGAATTGGTCAACTGCGCGAAGTACACCAGAAGCGCCACAATGTGACAGTTGATTCACTCATCGCCGAACTGGAAGAGGCGCGTATTGCTGCACTGACCGCCGACACTGTGCAAGCGTCTGCCGCGACTGGTGCAACGATGGGTAAAGCGAAACTGTTGGGACTGGATAAGCAACTCATCGAACTGAGTGGTGAAGTGGGCATCCGCAAAACACTGGGTGATTTCTACGGTGAGTAATCCAACGCTTAACCCGGCACTACGGGAGTTCTGGAAAACGCGTACAGCGCCTGACGGGCACTCCGTACGCTTTCGCACGTTGTATGGCGGTCGTATGTCGTCCAAGTCTCACGACGCCGCAGGCGTGGCTATAGCGCGTGCTAATTTCATGGAGCAGCGCTTCCTGTGTCTGCGTATGTACCAGAACCGTATCGCCGATTCGGTATATACACTCCTGAAAGATAAAATTGACTATTTCGGTCTGAGCAAGAATTTTAAAGTTTATGCGGATGCTATTGAGCATAAAACCAATGGCTCATTATTTCGCTTTTACGGTATGGCCCGTAATATTGACGAAATTAAATCATTTGAAAAAGCATCTGTCGCATGGATTGAAGAAGCGCATAATTTAACGGAAGAAATGTTTGCCACAATTCGTCCGACGGTAATGCGTAACGAAGACGCAGAAATATGGCTCACATTTAACCCGCGTCTTGCAACAGATTTCGCATATAAGCGTCTTGTATTAAATCCTCCTGCCGGAACAATTACCCGTTTAATTAATTACAACGAGAATCCATTTCTTTCCGCTACGGCACTGGCTGATATTGAATCTGCGAAAGCAGAGGACTTTGAAGAATATCAGCATATTTATCTGGGTGTGCCGCGCGATAACGATGACCGTGTGGTTATCAAGCGTTCCTGGCTTCAGGCTGCTGTCGATGCTCACAAGAAAGCTGGTGGTAACTGGTTCGGCGGTAAAACTGTTGGTTACGACGTTGCTGACTCCGGCGACGATAAAAACGCATCGACCACGATGGACGGCAGCGTGTGTATCGGACTGGATGAGTGGAAAGGTGGTGAGGATGAACTGCGTGAATCAGCGATGCGTGTCAAACTCACAGCAGAACGCGCTGGAGCGTCCCATATTGGTTACGACAGTATCGGGGTGGGCGCTGGTACAGGTTCGCACCTGAACGCCGCAGGATGGCACAGGCACTTCAAATTTAATGCGGGCGGCAAAGTGTCCGACCCGAAAAAGAAATACGGCGATACCCGCATCAACAATGAAGATTTCTTTGCCAATCTGAAAGCACAGACATGGTGGCTCACTGCTGACCGGTTCCGCAATACGTACCTGGCTGTCACAAAGGGCCGCGAGTTTCCGGTGGACCAGATGATTAGCCTGTCAAGTGATATCGATGCGAAACTGCTGGACAAACTCATCGACGAGCTATCCACACCGATGCGCGACTTCGACAATGGTGGTAAAGTCAAGGTTGAAAGTAAAAAAGATTTGGCAAAACGAGACATCATGTCGCCAAACATCGCGGATTCGTTTATCATTGCCAACAGTCGCGGATTACTCGCACGCCGAACAGCGTCGGAGATTTTATAAACATGGCTAAGGCTGCTAAAACAAACCTTCATCTCACACCAGCCCGTACCACCGATGGGCTGGTAAACGTCGTGTCCGGGTTAGGAACATGGAAAGCGAAACGCTCTCACAACATGTTCCAGTATGCTGCGCTGTCCAACTGGCAACAACTTGACGCGGCTTATCAGACTAACTGGCTGGCTCGTCAGATTGTGGAAATACCCGCCGAAGATATGTGCCGTGAGTGGCGCACTATCAAGTGCAAGGAAGCCGACGACATCCGCATTGAAGAGGACCGGCTGATGGTCGCAGCCAACGTGCAGGAGGCTATCACATGGGCGCGTCTGTACGGTGGCGGCGGTATTCTCATGCTGACCGGTCAGGACCTGTCAAAGCCGCTCGACATGCGCCGTATTCGTAAGGGTGATTTGAAGCGTTGTATCGTGTTTGACCGTCACGACATGTCACCGCTCACCATGAACACCTGGGACATTCTGGCACCTAACTACATGATGCCGGAGTATTACGCCATTACCGGTGGTGGGCAGCAAATCCACTGGACCCATTTTGCGCGCTTCAGTGGTAAGCGTATCCCTCGTCGCCAGATGATCCAGACTCAGGGATGGGGTGACAGTGAGTTACGCGTGTGCCTCGATGACATCATGGACATGGTTGCGTCGAAGGATGGTATTGCGGAACTGATGCAGGAGGCTAACGTCGATGTGGTCAAACGTGAAGGGCTGTCCGATGAGTTAGCCAGTGACCAGGATGACGCGATTGTGTCGCGTTACACACTGTTCAGTCAGATGAAGTCACTGGTGCAGATGGCACTGCTGGACGGTGATGAAACATACGAACGTAAGACGCTCGATTTGGGCGGTGTTGCACCAGTGCTTGAGACGTTCATGACGTGGATTAGTGGCGCGGCTGATATTCCTGTTACGCGCCTGTTCGGCACCTCCGCTAAGGGCATGAATGCCACTGGCGAAGGGGACATGAACAACTACAACAACTCCATCCGCTCTAAACAGCTGACACAGGTTGACCCGGGATTGCGCCAGCTTGATGAGGTGCTGGTACGTAGCGCACTGGGTTACTGGCCTGACGACTTTAACTATGTGTGGAATCCACTCGCACAGCCCAACGAGTTACAGATTGCTCAGGCTGCTAAAACCCGCGCTGATAAGGACATGTTGTATCTCGGCGAGGGTGTCGTTACCGTGTCACAGGTGCAGCGCAATCTGGAAGCCGCTGAAGAGTATCAGTTTGAAGACGGTCAGATTGATGAGCAGTCAGAGACTGAGAAAGAGATGTCCACTGTGCAACGCCCGGAGCCTGACGAGCAGACTACGGACGCATTCTGGATACGCTACAACGGGTATGTAGCTGACGGACTATCGCACGATGATATAATGGCAAAACTGGCCCAGTAACGGGCCAGTTTGGTTTACTCACCGGGAAAGATTGTTACTTGCTTTAAAACTATCCGCGCAAGATTGGCGTACTGCGGTTTTAATTCACTCATCAGATAGCCTCTAGTAATTTTGACATACTCTGATGCACTCGCAAAAATTTCATATTTGATATCACAGGTGTGATTACCGCTGCAGATGCCCCGCCCAGCGTCATCCATCCCCTCATAGTAACAAAATACTGAACAATGTTTCATTTCCGATACCCCGCATTATACAGAATCTTAGCCGCACCGATTGACACGCCGGACAACCGAACCATTTCATCAATCGCGCGTTCCGCTTCGGTGCGGAGTGGGCGTAACTTGAGGCGAGCATCATCACCGTAGTTTTCTATGGCAATCTCAACAAGGTCATCGCCTTTTTCTTCGTTTATTTCACGTATAACAGTGACCCACTCCGAGGCATAAACTACCTTTACTGGTTGCCATTGCCCCGTGTTTTTATCCTGCCATTCACACTCAACGCCAATCGGAGGAAGCCCAACACCATCCCAGCCGGTCGCCTCATATTGTTCGCGTGTGACAACGAAAGCATCGCAACTCCGTACCCGGATATAATTTCTCGGGCGGACTTTTTCACTGATGAGTAGCTCATCCTTGGGATGGAAATCATGTTCGGTTCCGTTACTGAACCTAACTTCGCCGTCATCATCCTGCCATGCGAATCCCGCACCCTCCGGCCAACCGCCACGCTTCGGTAATTCCTGACGCAATAGTTCAAGTAATGTCATTTTGTCTCTCCCAGTGCTTTAAGATATTGTCGTGCTTTGTCAGTGAGTTGAAAGTTACCCATCCCGAAGCGAGTTGGTTTTATGTAACCTTTGTCCCATAAATCTTCCGCTGTCTGAGGCATCCCCCGCCAAAAGCGTGTATTTTTGAAACTTTTAAGCATGTTAATTTCACGCTTTGTTAAACTGTCCATCTCTACTCCTCCCGCTAAATTGTGATAACATGTACACTCTACACCATACTGACGGGGCCGTCAAGCATGTCACGACAAACAGAGCTAAATTATTATCGCCAGCTGAAACAGGTTGCCCAGCTTGTTCGTGAGGATGTGGACGCCAACATTGTGCCACTGGTGAAACAGCTTGCGCCGGAGTACACCGCTGACGGCTGGAGTGACGCTATCACCTCCGCAATTAACCAGTTGCTCACACGGTGGCTCGGTGCGTTTGCTCGTCGTCAGGCTGAGACCATTGCGTCACAATTCGTACAGACTGCGGCGAAGGATAACGCCCGCTCATTCGCTATCAATCTTTACGGCGGTGATACACAGCTGCAGGAATATCTGAGCGCAGCATCGTATCAGAACACCAAACTCATTCAGTCCATCCCGGCTCAGTATCTGGAGCAAGTGCAGAACATTGTCATGACCAATATGCGTAACGGTATGCGCCCCAGTTACATCGAGGAGGCACTCGTTAAACAATTTGGTATCACGGAACGTCGCGCCAAACTTATCGCCCGGGACCAGACCAGTAAAATACAGGGCGATATGAATCGTATCCGCCAGACGAATAGTGGTATTGAGTATTTCAGATGGGTAACGTCACAGGATGAGCGGGTACGTCACAGTCATGTTGAAGTTGCAAAGCGCGATGTGGGATTCGGTGAAGGTGTATTCCGCTGGGATAATTTACCGGTTGTTGATGGTGTACCAACCTTCCCTGGTCAGCCAATAAATTGCCGCTGTGTGGCGAGACCAGTCACGGCGGCAGCAGTGGAGCGGTATAAGGCTAAGAAGTAACCTTGTTAACAAGTTGGTTCATCGCGGCCCAGCGCTCAGATACTGAACCATCCTCTTTGGTCGCGGTAAATGTCACGATATCCTCGGGGAAGTTCATTTTGAAGTTTGTTACGGTGATAACACCCTCGACATCGATAATCCGGTCATTGTTGCGGAGCATTACCGCCTTGATGGGTTTGTAGTTCATTTTCCATACGCCTCACGTAACACAGCGTTAGCGAGCGCCCAACCTTCATGCTTGCGTGCAACCTGTTGTGCGGCTTGTAACAGTTCTTTATCGACAACGCGCGCCTCTGATATGGGGCGGTTGTAGCCGGGAAGTAATGTGTTCATTTTGTCTCACCCTCTCTGTTGTTGATGAACTGAGTATACGTCATCCCTGACGAACTCGTCAACTTAAATATTTGACCCAAATCACAACGCCGACACAAAGGAGTAAATATCCCATAACGTCACTCCTGCGGTGGTAACTCACGATTGGTCAACCAAAACTGAAGCACTGTGATAAGTTGTTCCACTTGGTTACGGTTCAACTCCAGGCAATCGTTCCATTGGGTAATGTCCAAATAGTTTCCATCATGGTCATTTAACTCAAACGACATCTCTTGCATACAATGTCCCCACTCGTTTCAAATCGCGCTGTGCGTGACAGCTATAATTACCGTCGTCCCATTGGACGTAATACTGCGGTGGTTCACCTGCCACCACATTTTCAACAGTGCCGGTCACGACACCATCGGGGAATAACTTCACAAGTGTCCCGGTTGGGTAGCGTGGTATCAGAGTGATCATTTACTCTCCTCTAATTTTTTAAATACTTCACTGTTCACAAAACCTTTATCACGTGAATAATTTGGGTTAGGGTCATAACGTGAAATATCTGCGCCTACATAAAAAGCTTCCATGAACATGCGATAAAGCTCTTCACCGGACAGCGTGATTTCTTTACGCATTTGCTCTTCAATCACATCACTCAACAGGCGTCCCATCTCACTCACCCTCCAGTTCACTAATAAGACGCTCCAAGTACCAACGGGCCTTTTTCACATCTTCCAGACCGTTCTTCTCTTCATAGCGCCACAAGTATTTAACGACATTCGCCACACATACCGCCTCGATACCGGTTTTACCCACCGTGGCAGTAGTGATAGCGTCGATACATTCAATACCGCCTTGTGTGTAGTGTGACGGGTGGTTAACTACGTCGGTCATGTTGTATCTCCTATGAAATATATGTATTATGTGTTTAACGATTATCACTATGGCATACTCTGACGGACTCGTCAACATGCAAATTACCATTAATGACCGTAAAAGTTTCGCACTGAATTCCCAACGTGTTTACACGGATGAGGGATTTCTGCGTGTGCCGGGTAAAGCTGCTCGTACTGGTATTCAGGAATATCTCGCTTCGGAACTGGGACTGAAAGGTCGCGCACCGAACGATATCATCCGTGTATACCGTCCCGCCGAAGAAGTGTTTAACGATGTGTCACTTCAGAGCTATCTCGGCGCAGATGTCACGAATAACCATCCTTCCACGCTTATCAATGCTTCCACATACCGTAATACTTCCGTCGGTGTTGTAACGAGTGTCGGTCGTCAGGACGGCGATTTTGTCACTGTGGATATGGTCATCAAGGATAAAGACGCGATTAAGGCTGTCGAAACCGGCAAGTGTGAGTTGTCAGCGGGTTACACGGCGGTGTATGATGATACACCAGGGGCAACGCCGGAAGGTGAGCCGTACGACTTCCGACAGACCCAGATTAAAATTAACCACGTTGCAATTGTTGACCGTGCTCGTGCGGGTGCAATGGCGCGTATCTTTGACTCGAAACGAGGACGTGTAATGTTCAAAATTAACATTTGCGACGGCGTTGAGATTGAGGTTGAGGACGCCAAACAGGCCGAGGCAATCCAGTTCGCAATGTCCAAAGCTGGCGAGGTCAAGTCCGCACTTGATGCAGCTACAGCTAAAGTCGATACCATTCAGGCCCAGCTTGATTCTGCTAACGAGCAAATCGAAAAACTCAAAACTACAGCATCCGACGAAGCCCTGAAAGCACGTGTGGAAGCAATTGCACGTGTTACCACCTCAGCACGTAAAGTTGCTGGCGATGAATTCACCTGTGACAGCGTGGACCCGGTTGCAATCAAACGCGCCGCTCTTGCTGTTAAACGTCCGTCTGTTGACTGGGTCGATAAATCTACCGCCTATGTTGAAGCCGCTTTCGACATGGCTGTAGAAGAGGAAGAAGATGGGGAGTCCAAGGATGCGGGCGGTGCTAATGTCAAACCACGCACCAAAGATGCCGACTACTCTCAACTTTCAAAAGACGCTGCCGCCGAACCTGTTATGACCAGCGACGCTCGTCTTGCCCTTCACAAAAAGAACCTCGCCGCCGCGTGGAAAGGAGCTAAATAATGGCCGTACAAACTGTATACTCCCGGTACATGGGTGAAGCATTAGATGGTATGAAGGCCGATATGGAAGCCTACAATACCGTTTCCAAACTCAACAAAAGTGATGCTGTAATCCCGTTCGGCGTGGCAGTGTTCACGGATGGCGACGATGGTATGGGTGTTGCCGGTGCTGACTCTACTGCCGCAGAGTTCATCGGTATCACCATGCGTGAACTGACACGTGCTTACACTGATGCGCAAATTGCCGGTGGTATCGGCGCATTACCGGCACGTGACAACGCCGTGATGACCATGGGTGTAATCTGGGTATCCCCTGCCGTTGCTGTGGCGAAAGATGACCCGGTGTATGTGGTCAAGGAATCAGGCCTGTTCACTAATGTTGCGGGAACTGATAACATTCTTATCAGTAATGCTAAATTCGTGTCCACCGCAGTAGCCGGTGCTCGCGCTAAAATTTCACTGGTTATCGGGGGTTAACAATGGGTTTTCCAATTAACGTAGTCGATGCTGCGACTGGTTTCCAGTTCTCCTACGACTCAGAGCTTCAAAACATGCGCACTGCTGACGCCGGTGTGGCTTTTTACATCAGTCAGCTAACCAACCTCGAATCCAAGGTTTACGAGACCCTGTACCCGGATATTATCTTTCCGGAACTGGTGCCAGTAAACACCTCCGACCCAGAGTGGATCGACCAGGTTGCGTATCTGTCGTTCAACGGCGTGACCATGGGCAAATTTATCGCTGCCAACGGTCGTGACTTGCCGCAGTCCGATATTGATACTAATATCTCCCACATTCCGGTTAACTACGCTGGTAACAGCTTCGGTTACTCTCTGGAAGAGCTGCGTAAAGCTACCGCAATGCGTATCCCGCTGGATGCCGCAAAAGCACGTATCGCTTACCGTGGCGCAATGCAACATTCACAGCAGGTAGCGTTCTTTGGTGATGCAGACCGTAACATGTATGGTCTGTTCAACCACCCGAACGTACCGCTGGATAACAGCACAATTAACTGGAATACTGCGACCGGTAATGAAATGGTTGCGGCACTGAACAGTCTGTTAATCAAGGTGTGGAACCAGTCTAATACCCGTCATGTCGCTAACACCCTGTTGCTGCCGACTACCATCTGGTCAATCATTTCCAGCAAGCGTATGGATACCGGTACTGATACCACTGTGCTGGAGTTCTTCCGCCGTAACAACAACAGCACTGGTGTAACTGGTCAGGAACTGGATATTCGCGCGGTACTGTGGCTGAACGATGCTGGTGTGGGTGGTGCTCCTCGTATGATGGCTTACGAGAAGAACGAAGATAACCTGACCATGCGTAACCCGATTCCGTGGCGTTCACTGCCGCCGCAGGCAACCGCGCTGCGTCTGGAAATTCCTTGTGAGTACAAAATCAGTGGTTGCGAGTTCAGATACCCTCTGTCAGCGGCGTACCGTGACCTCGTAGCACCGACGGCGTAAAAACTAAGGCCCTTCGGGGCCTTATTCTTTTCCCACTTTTGCAGACTTTCGCTGGTTATCTAAAGCCCAAAGTGGTTGCAAATTATCCAGTGCGTTTATGATTTTAGGGTCTGTAATACCTCTTCTAATCATGACAGAAACTGGGATTATGTGGTCAATGTGCCATGTGCCGTGATTAGACCATGACATGCCGGGTTTAAATAATCTTTCCAAATGTTCAACAAGTTCTTGTTTTCCATATCCTAAAATTTCTTCCGTTCTTCTGGCTTTCTTTAAACCGGTTAACCGTCTTACTCGTCTTAACATCTCCCTCATACACAATGACATTGCATAATGGGGATCGTTTCTTTTACGTTTCGCTAATGTTGGTTGGTAGATTTTTCTATACTCAACCACGTAAGCAGGGTTTTCATTTCGTATCTTAGCAGCGTGTAGCCTGTTGCATTCTTTACACATACCCGTAGAAACATAACGTACAGAGTGATGACCACGTCTACATGCTTTGGCTGTATAGTAATAAATTAAACCCAAAAATCTAGCATCCTCACGGGATATGATTTTATGCTCATCTTTGATGTCATCACGCTTTGACCATGCTTTCAATCTTTTCTTCTCATTCCGACAAATTACACAAACTCCGGAATCTGTACGGCGTTCACCAATGTGTCCCCGTGGGCACGGTTTGCCATTGTTGTAAGTTTTTAAACCCAATGCTTTTGCTTCTCTACGTTTCATATTTTCCTCCATGCCGTAAATCTTATATTTATTAGACGTCTCCGTCAAGCACTATCCACATCACACAACATGGTGTACACTGTATCAATGTGGATAGGGTCGCACCCGAAAGCATGTTACCCCGGCATGTTTCCACAAACTAACCTACGGGACTGGAGATAAAAGAAATGGCACTCATCAAAACGGGTACCCAGACGGCACGACTGATCACTATTAATTACGAGGATAGCTCGTATAACATCATTCCGGGCGGTAAAGACTCTGAATTTGTGGAGATTCCCGATGAACTGTTGGACCTCCCATTCGTTGACGCGCTGATTGAGGACGGCACACTCGTTGCAAAGCGGGGACAGCTATCTAAAGTTGGTGAGTCGATTGATGATTTGCGAGCTGAAGCCGAATCCCTCGGCGTAGTAGTAGATAAACGCTGGAAGGTAGGTCGGCTCAAGTTGGAGATAGAGTCGGCAAGACAGTAATTGAGCTGCCCTCCGGGGCGGCTTCACTATGAGGTCACGATGGATATCACCGCCGAAGTTATCGCAGATTTTCGCATCTGGCCACTGGGGGGTCAGGCTTTCTCGTCAACTTCCGATTTCCCGGACAGCCTCATTCAGTACGCATTGTGTGAGGCTGATACGGAGACAGGGAGCAAGCGCTGGGGAGGTTATGAGGCAGAGTGTCACAACCTGAAACAGCGCGGAATGTTCTACTACGCCGCACACTGGTTGTCTGTTTACTATCCGGAAGGACTGAACAGTGACGTCAATCAGGAGGCACGTTTGAACGTGGCGACAAAATCCGTAGGGGATGAGTCTATTTCATATCGTGTCCCGGCGATGCTTGAGGTCAACAATGACTGGCTTACGTGGTCTGTGTACGGCCAGCAGTTCTACAGACTACGTAAGCGTGTCGGAATGGGTGCACTTGCTGTTTAAGCCCCTCACGGGGCTTTATTATTTGCTTCAAATACCGCCCGCGCGAATCCACGGGGTGTTAGTGAACGAAGTTGTTTAGTTTTTGCTGATTTACCGCCAAGATATGCCCATCCCCAAAACTTGCCAATATGAGGAACAGGCTTTTTCTCCGGCATGACAAACCCGCCACCAACCCATAAACATGTTTTCTTCGTGTAAGCGTCACGGGGTGGCATACGCGGATGAAAAATATCTTCTTCGCCCGTCATATAACCACCGTATTCATACGGGTCAAAATAATGGTCAGGCTTTCTCCACAGAGTTGATAGTTTTCCAACCGGATTTTCAATCATCCATCGAGCGTTGTAATCTTCACCGATGCGCCGAATCATCTTTGAGAGACTCAAAGTATCAAGAGATTTGTTACCGTGCCTCGCACCGGAACCTGCCATCGCGGTACAGTCTGGAAATGCAAAAATGATGTCGGGTGCACCAAGTCCAATACTCGCAGCGTAATCCTCAAAAAATAAATCAATCCAGCAATTAACATAGTGTAAATTTTCATGGTGCATTTTAACCATGTACTCGCCGTGGTTACCGGAATCAGCATTGAAACAGTACACAGTGTGACCAGCTTCTGCCCAGGGTAGACCCATGATTCCAGAACCATCGAACATTGACCATATAATCATAATTCCCTCACCGCCCTCTCATTCAACACCATCCGTGTAATATACGGTATCTTCATCCTCGACCATGATGCCCCGAATGATGAAGAAGCTGCGATAGTGTTTTGTTTTCATCGTGACCTCGAATATGGTTCTCGTTTTGGACCTTTTGGTATTTCCTGCGGCGTGAATCCACGCTCGCGCCAGAAGTACCACAATTTTCTCGCCATCAATGCACGATGAGGACTGTTGAAACAACCAATCGTCAGCGTGACATTCCTGTAAAACACCACCACTTCCCACTTACCATATCTATAGTGAACCCCGGAAACTCGCGCAAGATGTAACTCACGCGGTGCGATTCTGTCGCACTTTTTACGCCGTTGCTTCACGGGAACATGACGCAAGATATCTTCAACAAGGCTTCCCATAATTTATAAAATCCTCTCTGTAATTTATAGAACAAGTGTATCAGTGATTGACGAATCCGTCAATACCTCATTTTACCCAAAAATGGTAAATCATCAGGGTGGTGAATTTACTTTCACAATCATCAGCTTACGAGCATAACCGGACACCCCGTACATTTTTCCTTATTCCCTCTTATAAATTATATAAATATGTATATTGTATTATACTCTGTATATGATTCTCTCTTACTACTAATTACTATTTATTAGGGGTATTAAGGGTATAAGTGATATAGTACTGAAAGTTAAGGAGTTTTTTACACCCCGTTGACTACCTGAAAATGAATCGTTCGGGGTATGTGGATACTGGCGCAACGTTGTGTGATAATGTCTTGACAAACGGGGGTGCACCATGTCAGTCAACATCAAAGCGCTGCAGCAAGCCAAACAAGCAATACGTTCGAAACTGGAGCAATACGCTAAAGTCAGCCAGAAGACCGTGACTGTCGGTATCCATTCGGACGCAGGCGAACATCCTGACTCAGGAATTACTAACGCACAGCTTGGCGCATTGCTGAATTACGGTAATCCGAATAACAAATTGTACGGCAACCCCGCACCCATCCCACCGCGCCCCTGGCTCGTCCCCGGTGTGCAAAGCGGTAAACAGGACATCGTTGATACAGTGGCATATGGTGTTTCTAATGCGATTCCAGCAAAACAAATTCTCGAACAAATGGGCGCATTTGCGGCAGGTGCGGTGCAGCAATACATGACCGATTTGCAGCAACCCCCAAACAGTGCATACACCATCGCTCAAAAGGGTTCCAGTAATCCACTTATTGACACCGGTGCTTTACGCGCAAGCGTGACGTACAAGGTCACCAACGAAAAACCTGATGAGGGTATTTTATGAGTCTGTCAATGCGTGGTCATATTGACAACGTGTTTAAATCTGTACCGGCGACACACGTGGGCAAATCTGGCTCATACGTGGACGGTATCTGGACCCCCGTGACATCCGGACCAGTTGCATTCACGGTGAACATTCAGCCACTGAGTGACAAGGAGATTGATTTTCTGCGTCAGGGTGGCCAGCGCATCGTTGACCCACGTAAAATATACGTTAACAATGGTGACCTCGACTCAATCGCACTCGACGGTGAATGGGTGTTCCTGGGTCAGCGCTGGAAAGTTATTCGCACTGACAATCGTCCGTGGCGTAAATACTGTAAGGTAATCGTGGACCGCTATGACCAACAATGACATCTTTGCGGCTCTCAGGCCGCATATACTCAACGTGACGGGCGTCAGCGAGTGTATCCTTGCCGACCCTAACGGACCATCTCCGGACGGCCCATACGCGTCTGTGCGTCCACGCCAAAGCATCCGTGAACGTGGTCAGGCGAATATCATCATGACCGACGGCGCAAATGACACTATCGTGTACGAAATTCGCGCGCAGATTGTCGCATCCTGTGAAATTAATTTCTTCCGTGGCGAAGCAATGCAGTACGCCGAAATGCTGAAGGAATGTCACAAGCGCCCGGATGTGTGCTGGCCCCTGTGGAAAGCCGGTATCGGATGGGGTGGGACCGAACCTGTTAACAACCTTACAGCGCTGCAGGCAAGCAACTTCGAACAGCGTGCACAAATTATCGTTAAACTACTTTACGAAGCGGTGAATACGGTGACAGTGAATAACATTCTGCACGTTCCTTTCGCCATTGGTGAGGGTATGGACCAGGTATATTTCGAAAACGGCACGCTTCGGTTAAGATATGTTGATGCCGAACCCGGTGCGAACTATCAATCCGGTGAAATTTCGATATAATGGTCAACGTGTGCACACTGTAACTTACGAGGACTCGTAAATGTCTTTTCCAATTGAACAAATCGTCCCAATCACAACCCGGATTTCTCCGGCGGGATTGAGTACGGCAAACTTCGCTTCCGCGATGTTGTTTGCTAAAAACTCCGAACTCCCGGTAGGTTTCACCGAAGACACGGTGCGCACCTACTATTCCGCCGCTTCTCTCGCTGCTGACTTTGCCACCACGACCGAGACGTACAAGGCCGGTGCCAAATTCCTCGGCTCCACTCCGGCGGTACCGAAACTCACTGTGTGGGCTACCAATGACACCGATGCTACCGTCACCGCGACACTGACCAAAGCATTTGACAAGTTTTACTGGTACTGGACGCTTTTTACCCAAGACGTGCTGGCTGTTGAAGCGAGCGTGCTGACGATTGCATCCTGGTGTGAAGATAACAGCGTTATGTTCCCGAACAGCCAGACCGGTACGGCCGCAACTGAAATTCGTGACCCGAACGTTACTGATGACATCTGTTCACAGCTGAATACGCTGGGCTATCGTCACGCGTTCACTGTTGCTCACGCAACCGACCCGTATGCGGCTTATGCACTTATTAAGCATTCTGCCTCAGTCAATTACAGCGCTGACAACAGCACTATTGACACTGAGTTTAAGAAATCTCCGGGTGTTGCTGCCGAAGACCTGTCCGATACCGAACAGAACGCGATGGTCACCAAACGTTGCGCATTCTACAGCGTGCTCGACCTGCAGGGTAGCACTGACAGCGGTCGCTGGCTGCAAACGTGGTCGCACAGTACCTACGGTGAGTCTATTTCCGATATCGTCGATTTGGACGCGTTTGTGAACTCTCTGCGCGTGGAACTGTACAACACCATCGTTAACCAGACCACCAAGCTCCCGCAGACCCCAGTCGGTCAGGAAGCGCTCATCGGTGCGGCCAAACGTGTCGGCAAACAGTACATCCGTAACCGTTATCTCGGCCCGCGCAATTACACCAGTCCTGATACCGGTCTGGAAGCGTACACTGATGGCTTCGAAGTGCTGACCAAAGCGACGGATATTCTCGACCTGTCCGATTCTGACCGCGCGGCGCGTAAGTCTGCACCGATTAACATGCGCGTGTTCAAAGCTGGTAGCGTCAGAATTTGTGACGTTACAGTTGACGTTTATTAATGGAGAATGACCGATGTCATTAGAAAACTTTTCCACAAGTAACACGGTCATCACGATTAATGGCCGCATCATTACTTCATTTGGGGAGTCTGACCCACCGTATACCGACGAGCCGATTGACGCGTCCACTGCGTTACGCCGTGGTCTGGGCGGTAACGCTATTCGTCTGGACCGTATCAATCCGGGCCGTCGTGTCACGTTGAACCTCAACCCCGGCTCGGCTGACTCCGCGTATGTCAACGGGCTATTTCTGAGCAAGGCTAACATTGAGTTAACCTATACCCAGATTGGCACACTTGATGCCGCTGTCGGCGCAGAAGGTGTGATTGTGAACGATGGTCCGCGTGGGCGTGGTGGTCAGACAATTACCGATGACCAGTGGATTTTTGAGTTCAATTCATGGACTGCGACAAAGGGTCCGGCAAGCTAAATAACTAAGGGGCCTGATGGCCCCTTAGTTATTTCTGGTCCAGTGTGGTTCGACGATACAGTGCGAAATCACCCACCATGTGCTTTGGACACATCATTGCGGTTTTATCACAATAGACCTCTGCAATCGCTTCTTCACTTGTCCAGGCCACCGGCTCGGCTTCCATCGTCGCCAGGAGCATTTTGTACGCTTGAAGCGTGTACTCACCATTCATCGATAACTGACCTTGCTCATCTTTTATTTTGTACAGTCGGTCGATTTGTGTAATCAGGTTTTCTTTTGTCACTCTTCTCATTTTCTTTTGCTCCGAATGTGAAAGTTTGCTTTATCCATCATATCTTTACGCCAGCAAACGCCGGTACCCATATACGTCGGGTCGTCACTTTCCGCATAACCAAATTCATCTTCATGATACGTGCAAATCGTGTCGGTCTGCCCGTCATAAATCTGGAATTGCTCACCTTGCGCAGCGTGGGAACTGTTGCAATAAATTGCTGCCGACAGTGCTGCAGCCGTGAGGACTGCCAACTGAATTTTAAATTTGCACCATGCTTTACGGTCTCGTTCTCGAATCATTTTGTACTCTCCTGTTGTTCTGTTGAGATGACTATAACCCACCTTGACGCCGCCGTCAACAATTGATTGATGATTTCGTCAAGTGTACACTGTAACGACTAACAACCGGAGAAATAACAATGTCACTCATCAAAACTTTTACCGCTGGCGACATCACCGTGAACGCAGCGATGCCTTCAGCAATTGAGCAGGACGAACTGTTATCCCTGGTGAGTGCACAGTTTATTGCACACGCCGCCAACGTTTACAAAAACGGTGGTGAACTCGGTGTCAAAGATGTAACCCTGTTGCTCACCGCTGTACCACATCACATCAAGCAACGCATTGCCGAGGTACTTCTGAGCAAAGCAATGACAGCCGGTACCAACACGAAAATCACGGTAAACGATTTCCCCGGTAAAATGATGACACTGAACACGCTACTGGCCGAATTGTTCCTGTGGGTTTATGCTGATTTTTTCGATTACGTGCAAAACGCAAACAAAGACGAGTAAGGGATACCGGGCGACCCAGCCCGGTCAACTGGTACTTTATGCGGGTTTGCACGGGTATTGAGGGGGTGTGTCCACCTCTTTGTACATGGGCGCAGTTAAAAGATGGTACAATATCGCTTGCTGAAGTCGAACAATTTCACTTTGCGATGGATGAATTGCAGGGTAAGTATATCGAGGCGATAAACAATGCAAGAAATTCCCCTAAATAACGGTGCGTCCAACTCTCATCAGACCTTCACGGTCAAGCTGGGCGACAACGTTCTCGACTTTGCGCTGGATTACATCAGCTATACCGACAAGCCCGCGTGGACAATGACTGTCTCACAGGATGGTATCAACTACATCACCGGTGCAATGCTTGTCCCAAATGCTGAGGTCAGTAAAGCATACCGCGCCGGACTGGGTCGCTTCTTCTTCGTGGGCGATGAGGTAACCATTGACAACCTTGGCGTTGATAACCATCTTCTGTGGGTGCCTGAATAATGGCTAATATCATCACGCAGTTCCTCATCGGTCTCGGCATCTCTTACGATGGTAAAGGTGCTGAACAGGCTGAAAAAGATATCGATAATCTCGGCAAATCGGCGGAGCAAGCCGGTGGTCAGATGGACGATGTCGGCAAGTCGCTCGATAAGGGCGTTAAAACCGGTGTAGAAAATTCAAAATCACGTATTATGAGTCTGGTCGCCACATTCAAAGGTGCCGGACTTGCGATGTCCGGTGTTGCCGCGGGTGTCGGTGCAGCGTGGGCGTTTGAGTCGAAGAAAGCGCAACAGGCTTATGACCTGAACAACCAACTTGCAACCAGTCAGTTCGGACCAACTGAGGTTTACGGACTTGGCGCACTGGCTGAACAGCGTGGTGGCGACCGGCAAGCAACGACAAACAGCCTTTTAAATATTGAGCGTGGGATTAACCGCATTCAGACTGGTGACGCCGGAATGATTCAGCAACTGGCGGTTGCGGGAATTCGTGTCGATAATCCCACGGGGCGTACACGCGAAGATATTTACAGCGACATCGCCGGACAGTTCCAGCGTCTCGATACGACGCGTCAGAGCAACGTAGCAGAGGTTTTAGGTCTCGACCCCGCTACCGTAAGGGTGATGCAGGAATACGGCTCTACAACGCTGGACGTTGCCAAAGCTAAAGCCGCTGAACTGGGTTACACTGAGCAGCATAATGCTGCACTGAACGCAATCAATCAGACTATAATTGACACTCAACAGAAAATGGAAGGACTGGGTAACACCATTGCCGACATTCTTGCACCCAGCATTAAAACCCTGGCTGATGACCTGTTGACACTCGCCAGTGGTGTAACTAACTGGATGAACAATCACCGTGACCTCATTGGTGATATCTCCAGTGGCTCATGGTATGACAAGTATGTGGTAGGAAGTGCTGACAAAGCCGCCGCATGGGTTGACGATAAAACAGGATTTGACCCCCGGAACGTCGGCAAAAACACACAAGATTTTCTCAATAATAACGGTAAGTCCGTTAATGATTCGATTATTAACGGTAGCGTAAACAACGAACAATTACCCCCGTGGGCAATGGGCGTTAACGACGGTTCATACGGTGCTGAAGCAAGCCCGGTAGTTAACAATTACGCGCAGCAAAGTCAGCAGATGAGTCAGATTATGGAGTCCATAAACCGTCCGATTCAGCTTAATGGTAATTTCACCACGCAGGGTGACGTGATACTGGACGGTAACGCAATTGGCCGCTACACCGTGAATCATCTTGAGACGCAGGTGTATCCGCAGGCAATCGACCAGACCCGGCAAAGGAGTTACTGACAATGGATTTGCGCCAGTATGAAATACTCATTGACACAAAGAATTTCATTACACAGTCGTACCCAATGCTCCGGTGCTCGTTCGATGTGACAACGTATACCGGCGATAGCCTGAGTACCTGTGAGTTTCGCTTGTGGAACCTTGCGCCGACAACGAAGATTGAACCAAATCAGACCGTTGTTTTTCGTGCCGGATATCAGTCGCGCATTGGTCAGATTTTTACCGGGTTTGTCACCAACGTTTTCACCATTCGCGACGGTACTGACATTATCACCCGTGTGACGTGTCGCAGCGGTAGCAACGTTCTCGACGGTGGGACAACGAGTGCAAGTTTTGGTAAGAGCGTGACATTGTTTGACGTCTTGACCAGTCTCACACAGGACTGGTCAAAGCCGTTGTATCTTGTCAATAGTGAGGACAAATTTGCCTCTATCGTCATGACTGGCGGCTACAACGTTAGCTCCGATATCAGTAAGGAACTTGACATTCTGGCTAAAGCGTATGGCTTCGAATGGCATTTGTACGCTGGGCAGGTGTTCGTCGGATTTCCATCTGATGACCGTAAAGCCACACCTGTCAAAATCAGTTCCGCAACCGGGATGATTGATGCACCCACGCTTCACGGCGGCATTGATGGCGTATTCTGTGACGTTAAGATGCGTCTTGACCCCCGTATGACACCTGCATCAGTATTTAATATCGAGTCAAAATGGCCTAAATTTGATTTCGGAGCGGTGGAATTCCAGACAACCGTTGACGCTAAACTGGAAGGTGACTGGAACGTTCAGACCATTCAGCACACCGGTGACACACATGGTCCCGACTGGTACACATTTGTCAAAGCTGTGCGTGCCGGGTCAATGGATACCACCACGACAAATAGTGATGTCGGTAATCGTCTCATTTACGGTCGTGTTGGCGTGCAGGGTGAGGATGCCAGTCAGCAGCAGGATTTCCGTACCGAGGTGCGTAAACTTGGACAAAGTCTAGGTGTTAGTCCTAACTGGATTATGGCTGTAATATCTGCTGAGTCTAACTTCAATCCACAGTCAAAGAACAGTAAATCCGGTGCAGTGGGATTGATTCAGTTTACTAATGACGGGTGGACGAGTGCGTTTCAGAGTAAGTATGGTCGTAATAAAAATGTCGTCCTGTCAATGACTGCAGCCGAACAGGTGAGAGGTCCGGTGACCGACTATCTCAACCAGTACAAAGGGCGTTACAAAACAATGGGTGATGTGTACATGGCTGTATTCAGTCCGGCATTTATCGGTAAACCTTCCTCAACCGTGATGTACTCATCACCGTCCAAAGCGTACAATCAGAACGCGGGGCTTGACAAGGGGTATAAAGGTTACATTACTGTCGGTGACGTGTGGCAGCGTGTTGAGGAACGATTCAGACAAGGTAAGGCGTACATGTTATGAGTTTGATTAACCTTCTGGTAAAGCGCGGCCCACAGCTTGGGTCGCTTCAGTTCGATGCTGTCCTGTCTGATGACCTTGACGCCAGCGTGGACATTGTGCAGTACCCCATTGAGACAGGTACGCCAATTGCGGACCACATCATTTATCAGCCTATTCGTTACACGATGACGGGTGCGGTATCGAACAACCCGCTGAAAGTCAGTATCACTGATTTTACCGGGGCATTGACAAATCTCGTCGATGATAATCCGTTTATTGCCGCAGGTGCTGGTCTGTTCGCGGGGTGGTTGAGCGGCTCAAATGAAACTCGCTCCAGTACGACACTGAACACTTTGCTTGATTTCATGTACTCCGGCCAGGTATTCACAGTGGACACGGGTGAAATCACGCTAAACAATATGGTCATTCAGCGTATCGGGCGCTCTAAAGACCCGGAGAATGAGAACGGACTGATATTTGTTGCTGAACTGCAGCAGATTGTCACACTTGACCGCGTGGCGAACGGTTCGCAACCGGCACAATATCAGCTGAACAGTAACGACGTTTCCAGCACATCCATATCCGGACTGATTGAGCGCGGTTACATCAATGTGAAGACAGCCGCAACGAATGTTGCCAGTCAGGTTACGACACTTTTGAATTTGTAAAAAAAAGCCCCGGAGACCGGGGCAAATACGCAGGAGCACAACAGAGAGATTATGGTTTACAGGTTAGACGTCATCTAAACTCTAAACCATTTCGCAACTGTTGTTATGTTTCACAACATTACCTCAGTCACTTACGGCTTACCCGTCAGCAAGATTGGACCACCTCACTCGATGGTTACAACAGGTGAGAGTAATCATATCAAATACCCTCACTCGATGGTTACAACAGGTGAGAGTAATCATATCAAATACCCTCACCTGTTGCATTGGTCGAACCGCCACGGTGACCAACCGCATTCGTGCATGCCTGGCTACACATTTCGGCTACCCGCTGATGCGAAGGAATAGGACACCCCGGACCGCTAAAGACACATGTGCTATATGCCTGTGAATCAATAATTACATTGTTTGACGTGAGTGTCAATAGTATACTTGACATTATTTTCACAGGAGGGCGACATGACCGACATTAACCAGCGCCGCTCGTTTTTACAGAACGTCACCAATGACACGTTTTTCGAGAACATGAAGGACGTGTACACGTGCATCCCGGGTTACGTGCTGACGTTCGACCCGGACACACAGCGCGCACAAATTCAACTGGGAATCACCCGGACCGATGATGTCGCTAAAACTACGTTTGACCCACCGCCCATTGTGGATGTCCCCGTAAGTTTCCCGGGCGATGACTTCGTACTGGAATTTGCCGTCAATCCGGGTTGTGAGGGTATGGTACATTTCAGTCAACGTTGCATTGACGGGTGGAAGCAGACCGGCGGTATTGCTGTTAACCCGGTCAAACGCTTTCACCACAAACAGGACGCAATGTTTGTACCGGGAATTCGTTCACTTGATAACTTGATTGCAAGTTTTTCCAACGATGGGATACGCTTGCGCAATGCTGACGCGTCACAGTACGTCTGGTTAAAGGGTGATAACAGTATTACAATGGGTAACGGTGCGGGTACCATGACACTCAGGGCAGATGGTACTTTCACTATAAATGGTGCGAGAATTACACCAGATGGTAGAGTATACGACGTGAACAACGTCGAACTTGGCGGACACACTCACGCTCAGGGTAACGATGGTAACGGTGACTCTGAACAAGAAACGGACCCACCAACACAATGACAGTACGTAAATTAGATGAAGATGGTGACATCGTTACTCAGGGTTCGATGTTCATCACTGAGCAACTGGAAATAGAGCAGACGATACGTACCCGTCTGCGTTTGTTTCTGGGTGAGTATTTCCGGGATGTGACCGACGGCACACCGTGGTTTCAGGAGATACTCAACAAACAAACTTCCATGGATGTCCGCGAAGCACGCCTCCGTGAACGCATCGCGGGTACTCCCGGTGTCCTGCAGTTAACCAGTTTTAGTACCGATTTCGACATCGACAACAAAACTTATACGGTCACCGCCAGCGTGTTGACCTCCTACAGATTATTAACGGTGACCGAGAATGGCTGAATTAACCAGTACCGGCTATAGCGTAAAATCACAGAATGACTGGTTCGATGAAGAACAACAGTTATATCGGAATATTGACAGTAACTGGAATCTCGACCCGTCCACACCGGACGGGCTGAAGATGGCGCATGATGCTGAAATCTTCTCCGCGCTCGATGAAGTGTTGCAACAGGCATACAACTCCAAAGACCCGAATAAAGCCAGCGGTTACGACCTCGATGTGATTTGTGCGCTGACAGGTACCGTCAGGAGTGAAGGCACTGCGTCCACTGTTACCGGGTTCGTGTTAACAGGTACCCCTGGCACTCAGGTTCCTGCTGGTACACGCTTTGAATCATCTGTGACGGGTTATCGATTCGCGCTCGACCAGACGTGGACGCTGGATAGTTCAGGTACCGCAACGGTCGATATCACCTGTACCACAGTTGGTGAAATCGAAGCGGACGCCAACACCATCACAACCATCGTGGACACGGTTGCTGGACTGGTATCAGTTAATAACCCCACACCAGCAACACCCGGTACAGCTGCCGAATCGGATGGGTCGTTACGCCTTAAACGAGCAACGGCTGTAGGTCTGCCAGGTAGTAACCAGGTTGATTCAATGCTGGGTCAACTTTTTAATGTGGATGGTGTACGCCGTGTGCGTGTCTATGAGAACGACGAAGCCGCCACCGACAGCAACGGTCAGCCGGGTCACAGTATTGCCCCCATTATTGATGGTGGTACGGACGACGATGTAGCGATGGCCATCTACCTTAAAAAAAATCCGGGCGTCACACTTTATCAGGCTGGAACCGATGTGACCGTGACTGTCACATCGCCTACTTACCCCACGATGACCAAAGATATCAAATTTAGTCGCCCCGTGTATGTGGACATGGTGGTAGCTATTGAAATCAAAGATGATGGTTCTCTACCGTCTCAGGTAACCCTCGAACCACTTATTCAGGATGCTATCATGGAATACGCCGCGGGCGGTCTGATTCCGACAGAGTACGGGTTTAAGCCGGATGGGTTTGATATCGGCGAAACAGTTCCATACAGTTCGCTTTACACGCCTATCAACAAAGTTATCGGTTCATACGGTAACAGCTACGTTAACAGTATGACGTTGAATAGCGGCACCGCAAATGTTACCATTGACTTTAACGAACTATCCCGCTGGACAGCCTCAAACATCACGGTGACTATCGTATGACCATTATCAAACGCACAGATGTGGGTCGGCCCTTAACGTGGGACGAACTGGATGATAACTTCCGGCAGGTTGATGATTTGACAGCCGCCGCATCTGCAGCTGTATCAAGTGCGTCGGTGTCCGCAACAGCCGCCGCCGGTAGCGCTGTAGCATCGGCAAATAGTGCAACAGATGCTGCTAACTCCGCAGCTAACGCAGCTCAGTCAGCAGCACAGGCTGAAGAGTATGCAAATAATGCTTCCGACTACGCGCAGAATAAGTTTACGTTCTATAAAACCTCAAGCGACCCAGATGGCACCATTGCAGGGCTGGCAGCAACGACCGACGGTCAGTCGTTCTGGGTAGCTCAGGGTCCGGATGCACTTTCTGCTGCATGGCAGTATCAAAACAATGCTGGCGTGGCCGTGTTACAGGCAAAACAACCAGGAACAGCGGCTATAACCGGGACCATCCGCGAATTTACGACGCTGGCGGCGGCACAGGCTGACGCAGACGCCGGAAATATACCGGTTGGGTCAACAGCGTACTACCGCAGCCCTGACGCTGCCGAGCTTGCTGTTGAGGTCATCAACAATGCAGGTACGCTGGTACCAACCGGCCGGAAAATGCTTGCTACCGCAGCAGTAGAAAATCTTTTACCGTTAAATGAAACGACTAAATTCAAAACAGTTGACGAAGGTGAGTATGAGTTTGGGTTGAAGTTCGATACTGTTACTGTCGATAGCATTAATAATGTTTTGTATTATATATCAGAAGGAAAGTTGTATAACCTTCTTAATTCGTTATTTAACTATATCAATACTAAAATATTGCTGGTCGATGGGGTCGAGGTCGACCCTGCCGGGATTCTTGATGTAAGCGATAAAGATAATGTAGAGAGTCTCGGAGAGACGACCACTTTCAGCACTCTGGATAATGAGGGTGAATATGAATTCGGTCCACAATACGATACCGTAACACTGGATAGCCAGGGGAATGTCATGTGGTTCTCAAAAGGGCGGCAACTTTATAGTTTACTGGCCGGGAACTTCCCTGAGCTGTTTATTAACGGTATCGAAATGGACCCTGCCGGGATTCTGCCGGCTGGGGATAAAACCAATCTTACAGCTCTTAGTGAAACAACAAATTACACATCGGGCGGAGATGAATTTGAGTTTAACCAGAAGCCCTATGTTTTAACTGACGAACAGAAAAACATTCTGTTTGATGTGCTGGATTATATTAACCGGTCAGTTAACTGGGATATCGCATATGAGCGCACACAGAACATACAGCCGCAAAAAATTAACCCGCTGCTGCCGTGGTCGGATGTCGATTCAGGCGGTAAATTTCAGGTTTTCGTTTTGGACAACGAGGTCGGAGAGCAAATCCAGGTTACTGACGGGACAAGCAACGAAACTAACCCTCGCCCTGACGCGCTGGACAGAATTGTATGGCAGTCTGACCAAGCCGATCCGCCACCGGGAGGATTGTTTTACGCACAACTGCCGGAATTTACGCCGCATGCATATATTGCACGTAAAAAAATCGTGGGATGGGGTCACAGTTTTATCAACAACGGCGCTTTCTTTAACCGGCTAAGAGCGCTGACGAACCTACCGTTGTATAACTTCGGCCTAGCAGGGCAGACCAGCGACGCCATAGCAGCACGTCAAGGCGGCGCTCCGGCGTACTATGCACCGGTAGGAGGATCAATCCCGGCTAGCGGCACGGTAACTCTTACCCCAGCATTACCGGGTCCATGCCGCTCCCTGGCGGCCCCTGTAGCGCTAAAGAGCAATCTTGCTGGGGTTGATGGGGTGTTCACGTGGGATGGAACTAACGCAGTATTTACGCGTGATGCCGCAGGTAGCGTAGTTCCAGTTTCAGTGCAAACACCTTTATTTGTGTACCCGATAACAACTGTGAATGTCAGTGGAAGTATCTCATCAGGCACGCAGTTTGATTTACACGACGAGTGTATAAATATTTTCTGGATTGGACGGAATAACCTTAGCCAGACTGACCTGATTATGGAAAACCTTATTTCCATGGTCGAGTATGTAAAAAATATCGGTCAGAAAATTGTGATTCTAGCGGAATTTAACTCATCCGGAGAGCCAACCGGCTCAACGGGTTTTAATCAGATGACAGAGTTAAACCGGCGTTACAAAGAAAAGTACCCGGAATTTTATTGCGAAATTAACGGAGTGGATATTCTCCAGAACTTCATTAATAACGCAAACCCTAACTCGCCAGATGATATGTCAGATGTAGCCGCAGGTTTAACACCGCGCTCACTGCGCTACGATAATCTGCACCCGTCACAACAAATAAGTGGTAACGGCGGTTCTCTGACGCCAGAGTTTGCTCTCGATTATGGCGCAAACGTAAATGCTAATTTCGTTTATCAATTTCTCATGAATAAAGGGTGGTTATAATGGCTGGACGTATTGAGCAGTTAATTGGCGTTACAATTGATACCGGCGTCAAACTGTATCGCGATGTGTCAATCAACCCAGGCACAAAGGGCCTGTTTGATGTCTCCAGTGGCTGGGCTGGAGGAAAGAAAAATATCGCCGCAGGCGCGGAAATTAAAAGTCTCAGCAATGAAGACTCAGTAGCCACTTTTGCCAAAGCGCATACTTATGCCGATGGCGGGATGGTCTTTGCCGGAGTAAATGGCGACAGGTTTAATCTTCCCGATAATGCAGCACCGCAGCCGGCAGAAACACACTGGCTGATTACTACCTGGCTGAAAATGTCAGCGTATGGCGCAGGGACTGCTGCGAGCGCAAATAACCAGACCCTTTCGTTTTCAACTGCGCTGATTAACGATGCCACGCAATCAATGCTGACGTTGATCTGCAACCCTGCGTCCGGCGCAGTGCCGACATCGATCTCAATTCACGCCCGCGGGAAAAACTACAGCGGTCTGGCATCGTCCCTGTCGGCGATTTACGACAATAATTTGCACCAGGTTGCATTTGAGTTGCAGCTGAGTAGCGATGGCACGCAGCAGCAGTTAACAGTGTATATCGATGGCGTGGCCGCTTACGCGTCTGGCTATAGCGCAGTGGCAGCTACTGTGCCTGCAGCGCCGACGAATAAATACATCGGCACTTCTGCATCGTTCCCACTGGCGTGGGCTGGTAGTTTCTATCGTGTCCGCAAAGATGACCCGACGGCAACCACGCGGACAGTGGCGCAAATCCTATCATCTGATGCTGCATCTATCAACGGGCGTTTTTCATAAGGCGGTTCCCGTTGGGGTGATTGATAGGGATTACTGTATATCGTAACGACGATACGCATTACATCTGTCCCAATGCGACAAACTTGTAGTTAAATTGACTAATGGGAGATGTACGGGGTATCATCGGTATAGTTTCCCGTGAACTCATGTGAACACTGATGAACTTCTTCTCCACATCCTACTTCGTACCGCTGACAATTGTCAGCGG